ATCTGATTTAGATACTTCAAGTAATTGATTTATTTCATTTTCATCAGCATCTTGTCTAGAGATAACAGTACCATCATTCATTTCGAATGATATTACCCAAAGGTCATAATCATTTTCTTTAAATTCTTTAGCATATAAATCTATACAATGTCTAAATTTATGTTCAAATGAATTATCAAAATCTTCTACTACAGGGTTAGGGGCTAATTCATGGTTTAAAGTATACTGTTGAACACCCCTATCTTTAAATCTTATACCAGTATAACGTTCATAATCTTCTATAGTTCTTTCTGTCCCCAACCAATAATTACCAAAACTCTTTCTATTACAAGATGTACAAACTTCACCATCAACCCCTAATAATTTTCTTACTTTTTGATGAGTTAAAGTATTACGTTCAGTCCAAGTGGGGTCATCATCCCATTGTTTAGTTCTACCATCACGAGTATATTCATGATAAGCTACTTTACGATGTGGATGAAATAGATCATATCCATGTGTAAATGCTCTTACAGCTAATGTTATTTCCTCCCCATGGAAATAAAATTCAGGATCATGTTGTACTTCTTTAGCAAACTGTCCTAATGTAAAAGCAAAATGAGCACTATAAAATCTAGATGGAATAGGTTCATTTAATTCTTTATAATTATCTATAGCAGCAGGAAGAAAAAATATTATACCTTCGGGGGTAAACCTATCAAAATTCATTTTCCAAGGATGAGTTGCTCTTTCTTCGGGATCATTTTTAGGATTAAAGGATGGAATATAACCAGTTAATAAAGGTTTTTGGTGGCCTTTAGCTTGTAACTGTTTTATCATCTCAATTAAGGTAATATCCCAACCTGGCTCAAACCTGTGGTGTGAATCTAACTGTAAAGTATAAGTTTCATTATTATAATGTTGTTGTACTTGATTTCGAGCCCAACATACACCACTTGATTCTTTATAATTAATATCTAAAACCTTAACTCTTGAATCATTAGCAAATTCACCTACTGTATCCCATTCATCATTAAGATCATGTTGCCAAGCTACACATACCCTTAAATTATCGGGGTATGTTGCTTTGTCAAATAAATCTTTTAATGTTGGTAATAGCTCTGGGTCTCTATAACTGGCTATTTGAATAAAGATTGTATCGGTTTTTGGTTTTGGTTTGCTCCAACTAAAATTGTTAAATAATTCCATATCTATTTTGGTAATACTTCAATATATGTTAATGCTCCTATAAAGTCACGTTCTGGGAAGTGTTTAATTGAACTCATATCCGCTCTATATTTAGCACCTTTATATTTAGCTCTATCTTTTTTAGGTACTTTTATATGTTTAGCAGCACCCCATTCCCATTTTTCTCTTGAAGTACCATCAGCAAATATCATTCCTTTACCCTCTATATTATGAAAGGAGGGCATCCATACTTTACCATCTTCTTCTTCATCTATAAGTGCTTTATACAAATCGGGTAGTGATCCCATTTGTTCATTTAAAAAATCACTTCCCACTTTCATTACTGAATTAGATTGAAACCCACACCCATAACATAATTCAATTTTAATATCTTTAGTTACTTCCTGGATGTAACAAGCATCACTACCACAACGGGAACATATTATTAGATTATCGTAAGTCATTTATTGTAATTTAGGTAATTCTAATTTAGGTAATTTTAATTCAACTTGTTTTGGAAATTCAGGTATGTTAGCAATTAAAATACTATCTACTAATTCCTCCATTTTTCCAAAGTTAAAACGAGTTTTACTAAAATTTTTCTGTTGTTTAGATTTAACTATATACTGTTTATATTTTTTATAAACATCTTTTAATGAACGTCCCATTTCAGCATCATGGGGTTTAAACCATTTTGATTCTTTAATCAACCAATCATTAGCCGCACTTGCATCTACATTTTCTAATTCACCTCCTATTAAATTACTAAAAGATGATTTAAGAAAATCTGTATGACCCGACCAGTTACTAGCTATAATAGGTTTACCAGTTAAACTAAATTCAAGTAATGGTCTACCAAACCCTTCACCTTTAGTAAATGACACCATTGATTTGATTTTAGGGTGGTTATATAACTCATTCATTTCTTGATCACTAAACTCACCACTTAAAACATAAACATTAGGTAAATCTGTAGCATTTACGGTATCTTTAATTTGTTTTATACGGTCTAATATTTCATCTCTACTCATATACGAAGCTACCCCAACAGATGCTTTTAGTACTAAAGCAGGTTTTTGTTTTTGATTTTTAAATGTTTCATAAAAAACTTTAACCATTTTCCAAACATTTTTTCTATCATGACCAAAATTACCTTGCATCCAATGACCTACAAATAAGTAGTTAAATGATTCCTTTATTTCATCTAAATTAATAGTTTTAATTTCTTTAGAAGTAATATTTTTATAAACATCTAAATTAGCTCCTTCAAAAACAACTTCAATTGGTTTTTCTAAACGAATATAACTTTCAGTTTTATTAGTTTGTTTATTTTTTCTTTCATATTTGGTATTTTCAAAGGTTTGCTTAGCAAAATTAGAAGAAACCCAATTCATATCCATTCTATTTAAACCTTCAATCCATTCGGGTTTACATAAATTTGATTCAATACCAGCGGTACAACCAATGTTGTATTTTCCCACCTGTTGGAATTCATTTGGGATAGTAATTTGCATCCAAATATCAGGTTTGGAGGTTAATTTACCTTCTAATTTATGGTTGTGTAAAAATCCCCATTCGGGGTGGTCATTACAAAATCCCCAAGAAGTACTACCCCAACGTTGGGCCATTAATTTTACATCGTATTTACCCGTGTTAATTATTGCTTTAACTATATCTCTAGCTCGTGCACCATACCCTGAATATGTGTCATAGGGGCAGCTAATTACAAAAACTGGTTTATTCATTAATAGTATATTTTATGTGTTAGATGTTTTCCTTTATATTCAGTTGCATTAATAATTTCATATTTTTCTCTTGGTTCCCAAGTATCAAATAATTCATTAAATGCTTCCATTACTCTATATGATTGATGTTTAGATGTAAATCCTGCCTCATCACTTATAGCCCATTCTCTACCTTTTTCACCTAATGTTTTACGTTCTTCACGTGTCATATTATGTAAGGTAATTAAATGTTCAGTAGCATCTTCCCATCGACATCTATCATCAAAAATATAAGGTGTCATAGGTGAACCTTGAATTGAACGTGATGTTGGGAAACATGGAAATACCCATTCACCATGTTTAGTAAATGTTTTTCTATGGTTTGAAGGGATTTCAGGGGTAGGGGTAAACCAATTCCCATTTTCATCTTCAAATCTCATTTGATCTTGCATCCCACCTGTAACATTAGCTATAATAGGTGTTCCTGCTAATATTGCTTCTGTAATTGTTAACCCCCAACCTTCATTTGAAGTTAATAGTATTTGGGCATCTGCTATGTTATATAAATAATTTAAATGTTCACTTGATAACTTATTGGTAGAAAATTTAATAGCATTTGGATAACTTTCATCAAAAAAATATTCTTTTATCTTACGTAAATCAGTTCCATGATCACTTCTAATTTCAGTATGTAAAACAAATTTACATTTATCTGCTTTTTCTTTAGGTAAACTATCTAAAAATGCCCTAAATGCTAACATAGCGTCAGGAATTTGTTTACGTCTAATATTACGAGAATTAAAGAATAAAACAAATTCAGGTTTTTCTTTATTAAAAAAATCATTTTTAAATTTGATTAATTCTTTATCTGTATCAGGTACAGGTTTATAGTCATTTGTATCTAAACCATGGGGGATATATTTAAATATTTTGTTTTTACCTTTATCTCCTAATACAATTTTATTTATATTAACGGTTTGTTTTGAAATACCCATTAATAAATCACATGCTTCATAAAATGCACTATTATACATTGGAGCAGGATAATCATCCCATATATTTAAATAAGTAATTGGAATATTTTTTCTAATTTCATGTTCGGCATTAAAAATATACCCAAAATATCTTGGATCAGTAATTAACATTATGGCATCAGGGTTTTCCCTGGTTATAATTTGCCTTAAAAATTCTATATCACCATATCCATCAGTTGGGTACATCATAACATAGGCATCATCAATGCCTGCTTGTTCATTAGTACTTTGGCTTATATCTAAGGCTTTACCTTTATCTGGGTGTTTAATTGCTCCTGCTATTTGTACCCAATTAAAATGATGGCAAGTATGAGTTACAATTTCACGAGCAACGGTAGCTACTCCTGAGTGTACTCTAATATCATCGCAAATTAAAAGTATTTTTTTCCTGTCTTCCTTAGGAAGATGCTTAAAACTTTGATTCATTAATTTTTAATTTATAATTCGAGATTATTTTGATTTGAAATTTGTTTACGAAAATTTTCATCAGTAAGATACAAATAAATTGCTCGATCGGCAAGCTTTTGGAAAGAAAATTTACGCTTTACGCATTCAATTTTGAAATTTTCAAATAAATCACTCTTAATTTTAACACTTGTTAGTGTCATGTCTTTTGTTGGCATAATCTTTATTTTAAAACGTTTTACGATGATACATATATAAATAGTCTTAGAATTTCATTCCCTCACCACATAATTTTTGATCTTCTTTATAAGGGCAAAAACCACAATTCCATTTAGATGGGGATTTGGGGAAGTTAACTATTTCTTTAATATCCCCACTAGTACTAAAACATTCGTTAATAAAATCAGTTATTGCTTTACTTGCTCTTCCTAATTTTATTCTTCCACTTGGTGGACTAAATTGTTGCACTCGATATGCTTGGTGGGGGGATTTAATATTATCATCATCCCATTCTAATACTTTACGTTTTAAAATAAAGAATTCAATTTCGATATTTTCTAACGGTATGTGGTATTGTTCAGAGAAATATTTTTTATATAATAATAACTGGAATTGTTTATCTTCGTTCTTTTTATCTTGGTCTCTCCAACCTCGTGTGCTTGTTTTTAAGTCGATAATTTTAAATGTATCAGTATTTTCATTATACATTACTACATCTAAGAATCCAGCGTATAACACGTTGTTACGCATTTTATCTGGCGCAATTACCAATGGAATTTCGCATCCAACTAAATGCCAACCACGTTTACTGAAGTATTTTGAACGTTTCTTTTTAAACCAGTTTAGAATGGCAATACCATCTTCATAAAATTCTCTCATTTCCTCTGCTGAAGAGAAATGTTGGTTGTTATTTGATTTATATTGTTTATTATATTCCTCAATGAAATAATTTTGGAAATTTGAATCTAGGTCTAATTCATCTGCTTTTGTGGCTGATGTATCATACATAATTCCTAAATATTCTTGCATTGCTTCATGAATAGCGGTTCCAAATACAGTATGGATTGAAGATGTAAATCTTTTTTCCTTATCTTTATATTGTAACTTCCACCTATGAGGGCAAGTTCTAAAAATTGACATCTGAGAATAAGATACATTCTTTTGGAATGCATAATTTACAGGTGAAGGTGGATTATTTCTAATCTCCTTTACTATTTTAGGAATTTTTTTAGCCAAAATTATTTTTTTAATCCAAATTTACTAAGTTTATACCATGCTCTTTCGTGGAAGAAATATAATACCATTTTTGTTATAACCTCTATTCCACCTATGGTTAACCCCATTTTCCAATTTCCTGTTATTAACCAAGATAATAATATTGTATCTAAAGTCCCAACAATTCTCCAAGAAATAGTCTTAGCAATGTGTCGTTTATAACTTACCATCTTTTCTCATTTGTTCTCTAATCTTAGTAGCTGAGATATCTCCTATTTTTTCTGGGGGGGTGTGTTGTATTACTTCATACCCTACGCCTCGACCATAATTAACTGATTCTATATCGGGGATAATGGTTGTAATAACTTTTTTATCAGCTATTAAATCTTTAAGGGGACCCTCATGTACCATCTTTTCAATTTCTTGAGCAGTCCAAGGTTGGTTTTCATTTGGTTCTACATCACGAATAGCTAAACAAACATTTTTACCTTCTTTTAAACGTTGGTTTATGAGCCATAAATGACCGTCGTGGAGTGGTTGCCAACGACCTATAAATAAACTATATTGCATCTAATATATTTTTAAGTGATTCTTCAGGTGTATCATTTGTCGTATCAATATCGATAAAGTTTTTAGTTGGAGCAACATAAGCTATTGCTTTGAAATGGTCTCGCTCTCTTTTCTCAGTTGTATGAACATATATTTCTTTAATATTATCTCCTAAAACAGCTTTAAAGTCTTCTCTTTGATCAATATATGGGGCTACCAGTGATACTATTACGTCATGTCCTTGATTATGTAAATAGTGAGCAATTTTTTGAGCAGTACCAACATTAACTACTCTACCGTTAATAGTGTAGTCTTTATTTGTAAATAAATCTCTCATCTCATCTCCATCTATTCTAAAAGCATTAGGTAACTCTTTTTTTAACATGTTAGCTAAAACCGTTTTTCCATGGGAGGGTTGCCCTGTAAACCAATAAATCATTTCAATTCTGTTTTTAATCTTTCAATATATAACGTTGCATCCATCAACTCTTCTTGCAAATGGTTCAACCATTCTTGTAAATTTAAATCTTCACGCTCTAATGTAGTATTATATTTTTTGATACCAGTTTGTGAACGTTGTTCAAATTTAGCTTTTACTAATTGCACGTAGCTATCTTTTTTGGGTTGATCCATTGTTACTTCTATATCTC